CGATTTGATGCGAGAGGAGAACCCTGCGATGCCCATGACGAGAGAAAGGAAAACGCAGGTTTCGTTTGGAAAAGGTAGAACTTAATCTTTTTGATTGTGTTTAATTTTAGGAGGCAACGCGATGGCTAATAATGATGCCGCATTTGGCATGCGTCCATCCAGAATGATAGGCGGTGGTGTCTATACTGGTGGGCAAAGCCGATATCGAATCGCTGCAAACTATGGCACAAGTATCTTCCAAGGAGATATGGTTGCTCAAGTCACGGGTGGAACTGTAGAGGTCCATGCTGACGGAGGAACTGTGCCGATTGTAGGCGTTTTTAATGGATGCATGTACACGGACCCCACTACTAGTGAGCAAGTGTTCAGCAACTATTACCCAGCAAGCACTAATGCTTCGGATATCATCGCTTTTATTATCGATGATCCGAATGTTGTGTTTGAAATTCAAGCTGATGCTGCGTTCCCAATAGCCGATTTATTCGGTAACTTTGATATCGTATACACCAGCGCAGGGAGCACAGTTACAGGTATTTCAGGTGCTGAATTGAAAGTAGCAGATGGTGGAACAGCTACCACGCTTTCAATCAAAGCAATTGATATCTCAGGAGATCCTGAGAATTCAGATGTAGCATCAGCAAATACTAATGTACTTGTTGTTATTCAAAACCACATATTCGGCGTTAAAGGCGCTGGTTTAGCTTAGGAGGATAACTAATGGCTATTTCAAGAGCACAGTTAGCCAAAGAGCTAGAGCCAGGTCTCAATGCTTTATTTGGTATGGAGTATGCGCGTTATGAAAACGAGCATGCTGAAATTTTTGAAACTGAAGCTTCAGACAGAGCGTTTGAAGAAGAGGTTTTGATTGTTGGATTCGGCAATGCTGAAACCAAATCGGAAGGTCAATCTGTTAACTATGACAGTGCAAATGAAGGTTTCACGGCGCGTTATACGCATGAAACGGTTGCTCTGGGATTTGCGTTAACGGAAGAAGCTGTGGAAGATAATCTCTATGACCGCCTTGGCGCACGTTATACAAAGGCTTTGGCCCGAAGTATGGCTCACACCAAGCAGGTTAAAGCTGCAAACGTATTGAACAATGCGTTTAGCTCTAGCTTTACGGGTGGTGACGGAGTGTCTTTGATTAACACGAGCCACCCACTAGCTGGTGGAGGCACGCTTGCTAATCGTCAAACCACGATGGCTGACTTGAACGAGACTTCTCTAGAGAATGCTCTTATCAGTATCAGTACTTTTGTTGATGATCGAAACATGATCTTGGCTCTTCAGGGAACCAAGTTGGTTGTTCCTCCTCAACTTCAGTTCGTTGCTGATAGGCTTCTAGAATCTCCAGGACGAGTTGGTACTTCAGACAACGACATCAACGCAGTAAGGAATATGGGTCTGTTGCCGCAAGGCTATTCAGTCAACCATTTCTTGACTGACACCGATGCGTTCTTCCTGTTGACCGATTGCCCAGATGGGTTCAAGCATTTTGAAAGAACTCCGATTTCAACTTCTATGGAAGGAGATTTCGACACAGGTAATGTGAGATACAAGGCTCGTGAGCGTTATAGCTTCGGCTTCAGTAACCCACGTTGTGTGTTTGGTTCTCAAGGAGCGTAGTGTTCCACATGGAACACTGATGAAAAGGGGCATTTGTTGCCCCTTTTCTTTTTTTACTGTATAAAACTTATATCCCTGACAGGTGCATACCGTGCCTGACACTAGCCGAGACAGGAGACATATATGGCTAATTCAACCTTCACTGGACCGATTCGATCGGAGTCCACTCTAAAAACCGTTAGCAAAAGTTCATCAACTGGTGCAATCACTGAGATTGTTACACTTGGTGATGGACCCGTCAGCCTTTCTGATGGAAACGTAACGCTTACGAATGCAACGCATAGTGGAAGATTTTTGCTTGTTCCAGACGGTGGACAGGACAACACCTACACATTACCAGCACCGATTGCTGGATCTGTGTTTAGGTTTGGTTATGCGGGTGGTGCAGCAGATGCAACTGATGCTCTTATCATCACACCAGGAAACACAAACTTTTATATTGGTGGTGTGACCTTATTGGATACAGATGGTGACTCAATCAGCAGTGTTTTTTCTAATGGAAGCTCAAACAGCAGTATTCAATTAAATGTTCCTGCAGGATTTGATGTGACTATAGTTGGTTTAAATACTACCAATTATCAAATCTTTGGAAATGTTACGAGTACTACTGCTCCTGCTTTTGCTGATCAGTAATAGGAGATACTTATGGCTGATACAGTAACTTCTCAAACCATTCAAGATGGGCAGAGAAAAGCCGTACTCAAATTTACGAATATCAGTGATGGATCAGGTGAGTCAGCGGTTACAAAGATTGATGTAAGCGCGCTTGCAAAAAACAGTGCAGGTTCATCCTGCACTGAAGTTGCTATATCAAAGATCTGGTGGCAGTGCGTTGGTATGGGCGTTGAGCTCTTGAATGACGCTACAACAGATACATTGATTATTGCTCTTTCTCCAGACTCAAATGGTATGCACGATTACTCTTCGTTCTCTGGCATACCAAATGATGCTGGTTCTGGTAAAACAGGCGATGTCCAGTTTACTACAATCGGAGCAAGCAACACTGACACATACACTGTTATCGTTGAGGTATTGAAGAGTTATTAATGGCTACTTCTGGCAGCAGCAACTTTGAACCAGATGTTGCGGAGTATATAGAAGAGGCATTTGAAAGATGTGGTCTTGAGTATCGAACTGGATACGATGGTGTAACAGCCAGAAGATCACTAAATCTTTTATTTGCAGATTGGGCTAACAGAGGGTTGAACCAGTGGACTGTTACAAACTCCACCACAACCCTCAGCAAGTCTGATCAGTTTCTTGATTTAACATCTACAACAATCGATGTTCTTGATGTCATTCTTCGCAGAACTGAAAACAGCGAAACTACTGATATTCAGATGAATCAGATCAGCAGGTCTGCGTATTGGAATATTCCAAACAAAGATACTGAGGCAAGACCAAGCCAATGGTTTTTAGATAAGCAAATAACTCCCAGGCTCTACATTTGGCCAGCTGCAGAAAACAGCACGGACCAGGTGATCATAAACAGGTTGGTTAGGATCGAAGATGCAGACGCTGGAGTTAATACAGCTGATGTGCCATTCAGATTTTTTCCTTGCTTGAGTGCAGGTCTGGCTTATTACATAGCCTTGAAGAGAGCTCCAGATAGGATTCAATTATTAAAAGGTCTATATGAAGAGGAGTTTGCTCGAGCAGCTGACCAAGATGAAAGTAGAGCATCGCTTATGGTCGCTCCGAATCTTAGATCATACAGGCGTGCGTAATGGCTTATGCTTCTGGTAAGTATTCTTTAGCTATATGTGACAGATGTGGGTTTAGATACAAGTACAAAGAATTAAGAAAAGAATGGAACAATCTTTTTGTTTGTAGAGAGTGCTACGAGCCTAAAGCACCACAGATAGATCCTGTCCCTCATGTTGCAGACCCAGAAGCGATAAGAAATCCAAGGCCACAATTACCTCCATCAGTTGTAGCTGGTGAAGGTGTGGTAAGAACAATCGACCCGAATGCAATGATCACTGTAACTGGTGATAGTATAGGTTCTGCATTTAAAGCCAGTGGTGCAACTGGAGAAGTTGGTACAGTAACAGTGGTGATATCATGAGCTTTACATTAGCTACGTTAAAAACAGCCGTAAAAGATTACTGTGAAACATCTGAGTCAACATTCGATACTCAGCTAACTACTTTCATTGAAGAGGCAGAAGAAAGAATACTCAAGAACGTAGAGCTTCCTGTGTTCAGAAAGAATGTCACAGGAACTGCAACTGCCAGCAATACATATCTTTCAACACCAAGTGACTTTCTCGCATCATATAGCTTGGCTGTTATATCAAGCAGCGTATACAGCTATCTGCTTTTCAAGCATGTTTCTTTCATAAGAGATTACACACCCAATGCATCAACAACTGGCACTCCAAAGTATTACGCTTTGTTTGATGACAACACATTTCTTTTAGGTCCAACGCCTGATTCAAACTATTCATTTGAGTTGCACTATAAATTTAGGCCAGCATCTCTAACTGCGGGATCAGATAGTGGAACCACCTGGCTATCAACTAACGCACCAGATGCTTTGTTGTATG